TGTCAACGAACTTCTTGGTAATAATACACTTGTACTTGATAACGTACAGGGTACCTTTACAACCAACTCTGCATACCCACTTTATTATGAAAACAGTGTTGGATTTACAACTGAACTTAATGATGTTGGTGGAAATGTTATTCCTGTATCACCTATCAATGTTACTGAACAGGGTAATTACATCAGAGTATTCCAGAGAAATCATGGTCTCTACTCTAACGTAAACAGAGTAACAATCTCTGACGTTAGAAGTGATCTTGTTCCTAATACTCTTTCACAAGAATATGGTTTTGACACCACAACCTTCATCACAATCGAAGGTTTGGCGACAGACTTTGAAACCTTTGAAAATCTTGGTGTAGGTGGTACCAACCCAGGTTATGTGAAGATTGGTGATGAGATTATTTCTTACACTGGTGTAAATGGTAGAACTCTGACTGGTGTTACAAGAGGTATTGATAATACAACCATCGCAACACACTCCTCTGGTGAACTTATCTACAAGTATGAGTTGAATGGTGTATCTCTTAGAAGAATCAATACTTCACATCTACTTGCAAATGTAGTTTCAAGTGAATTAGATGAAGCACCTATTGGACTTGACTACTATTATGTCAAGGTTCAGATGAATGCAAATGGTACGAATAGAGCACCTGCTAATGCTGCAGGATTCCCACCACTCTACTTCAAGGAAAACAAACTTGCAGGCGGACCATTGGTCAAGGGTACTTACAACTTACCATATAACTTGATTACTCCTAAGGTTACCACTATTACACCACAAGGCACAAACCTCATCTCACAAGTTAGAACGATTTCTGCTTCGAGTGTATCTGGTAATCAGGAGTCATATCTCGACAAGGGATATAAACAAGTCACAATCTTTGATAAGAACTATTTTGATGGTCAAAGAATGGTTGCTTCGGCACAAAACGAAAGTAATCTGTTGAACGGTGATACCTTTGCTGGTAATAAGTCATTCGAAATGCAATTCACTTTACTGTCTGGAAACTCTAGAATCAGTCCTGTCATTGACCTGGATAATGCATCTGTTGTTTATACAATGAACAGAATCAGTCGCCCTGTTACAGATTATGTTGCTGACTTTAGAGTTAATGGTACTGAAGATGATCCTAACAGATTCACATATGTATCTAAGAATGTAACTCTTGAGAATCCAGCATCATCATTACAAGTTCTTCTTGATGGTTATGTATCAAACTACAGTGACATTAGAGTGTTCTATGCACTTGATCAAGATGTACCAGTAGAAGAGACAATCTTTGTTCCTTTCCCTGGTTATAAGAATATTGATATTAACGGTGCTATTCTTGACATTTCATCAAACAATGGTACTCCTGATAAGAGAGTTCCTAAGGTTGATGCTTATGTCCCAGAACCAACTCAAGATCAATATAAAGAGTACAAGTTTACTATTGATGAAGTAAAACCATTCAAGACATTTAGAATTAAGATCATCGGTACTTCGACAGATCAGTCTACTGTACCAATGATCAGAAACCTGAGAGTACTTTCATTCGCATAATATGGACAATATGATTCCCGTTGATGGAATGGATGGCTATTATAGAGACATCCATTCTGGGGCCATTGTTAACACAAACAACATTGATTATGAAACTTATGTGAGAAACCGAGAAAAACTGAGAGAAGATAAAAAGAAATTTGACTCTCTACAGTCTGAGGTAAGTAATTTAAAAAGTGACGTGACAGATATTAAGAATATGCTTAATACTATCACCGATTTATTAAATAAATAGACATATAAGTAGGTCTCATTATAGATGGCACAGCCTAGTACTAGACAAGAACTGATTGATTATTGTTTAAGACAATTGGGTGCTCCAGTATTGGAGATCAACGTTGCAGATGAACAGATTGAAGACCTTGTAGATGATGCCATTCAGTATTTCCAGGAGAGACACTTTGATGGTGTCACCCAGGTTTATTTGAAGTACGAACTCACTGAGGAAGATATCAAGAGAGGTAGAGCAAGACCACCTGGTGCACCTCAGAATGAAAATGGATCTACTGGCATAACTTCAATAACAGCATCTGCGAGTGTTGCTGGTACTGCAACCACTTTCTCTTACTATCAGAACAGCAATTACATTCAGATTCCTCCATCAATCATTGGTGTCAATAAGATCTACCAATTTGGTGCAGGAATGGGTGCTGGTATGTTCAATGTAAGATACCAGTATATGTTGAATGATTTTATTGGACTGAATGGTTGGGGTGCTGGTGGTTTTGATCTGTTGTCATACTCAATGACAATGGGTTACCTTGAGACAATAAACTTCATTCTAAACACACATAAACAGATTCGATTCAATCAAAGAACTGATCGATTGTATATCGATGTTGATTACAGTGATCTTAATGCTGGTGAGTTTTTAATTCTTGATTGTTGGGCAATGAATGATCCCAATGATTATGCAAGAATTTACAACGATTCATTTATTAAACCATATCTGACAGCACTGATCAAGAGACAGTGGGGTCAGAACTTGATTAAGTTCCAGGGTGTAAAACTTCCTGGTGGTATTGAGTTCAATGGTAGACAACTATATGATGATGCACAAGCAGAATTAGATAGGATTCAGGAAAGAATGATGAGCACATATGAGTTACCACCTCTTGACATGATTGGGTGATGACATATGTTAAATCCCTTCTTTCTTAACGGCACAAGATCCGAACAAAACCTAATCCAGAGTCTTGTCAACGAACAGTTGCAGATGTATGGTGTGGAAGTGTATTATCTTCCAAGAACCTATGCCACGACGAATACAGTTATTCGTGAGGTCATTGAGTCTGAATTCAAGAATGCATATCCTTTAGAAGCGTACATTGATAACTACGAAGGATATACTGGACAGGGTACTATCTTATCAAAATTTGGTATTGAAAATAGGGATGATCTTCAATTGATCATCTCTAAAGAGAGATTTGAAAATTATATTGCGCCATTAACAGAAGGTCTTCCAAATATGGAATTGACCTCTAGACCCAAGGAAGGTGATTTGATTTATTTCCCATTGGGAGATAGATTGTTCGAGATTAAGTTTGTTGAACATGAGCAACCCTTCTATCAACTCAAGAAGACATATGTCTATGAATTGAGATGTGAACTCTTCAGATATGAAGACGAAGTTATCGATACTGGTGTCGATACTATTGATGATGAGATTGCACAAATTGGTTATATTCAGACACTCAACCTAATCGGTGTCGGTTCGACTGCAACTGCAGAAGCAGATTGGTGTGCATCTGGTGCAGTCAATGAGATTACAATCTCTAATATGGGTAGAGGATATACTGCCCAACCAGTTGTAGGTTTCTCTTCAGCACCTCCAGGAGGTGTGACTGCAACAGGCATTGCATCAGTATCCTATGAGTATCCAGGATGTAAGGGTAAGTCTGGTGTTATCCCAGCAATTCTGATTACTAATGCTGGTTGTGGTTATACAGAACCACCAATGATTACCGTATATGGAGGTGGTGGTACTGGATTTGCAGCAACAACAGGTATCTCTACAGCAGGTTCTATTCAATCCATTAGAGTTACAAATGGTGGATCTGGTTATGTATCAGCACCAACTGTTACTATTGGTAATACCTCAGGTACGTATCCTCTCTGGGATTCTTCATTCTACACATTCGATTCTACCTCTTATACATTCGATTCTGCATTCCCACGTCCATCTAGACAGGCAGTTGGTGTATCGACAATCAGTGCATCTGGTATCGTGACTGCAGTATATGTCATTGATGGTGGTGAGGGTTATGACTCTACACCAATCGTCACATTATCTGGTCCAGCAGTATCTAGTGTGGTGTCAATTGGTGGAACATTTATCTTTAACGAAGTTGTAACTGGTTCTATCTCAAGTACAACAGCAAGAGTCAAAGAATGGGATGGTGTCAATGATATTATGGAAGTCAGTATTGTTGATGGTTACTTCCAGATTGGTGAGGTATTGACAGGTCAAGATTCGGGTGCAAAATATGTGATTGGTGGTTATAATACCGACGATTTAGTCACACCTTATGCTGATAATGATACAATTGAGTCCGAAGCAGATGTAATTATAGACTTCTCATCAAGTAATCCATTCGGTATGCCCTAAATAAAGGTATAGTGCTTCAAAATAATGTTTGAGTATTTTTACAACGAGATCTTTAGATCCGTAATTATTGGATTTGGTTCCCTTTTTAATGGTATTCAAATCAAGCATAAGGATGAGAATGATGATACTCAGAGTATTATCAAAGTTCCTCTTGCTTATGGACCAACTCAGAAGTTTCTGGCAAGACTGAAACAGAATCCTGATTTGAATCATCCAGTTCAAATGACACTTCCCAGGATGTCATTTGAATTTACGAATCTCGCATACGATCCGTCAAGAAAGTCTACTCAAACACAGCAGTTTGTTGTAACATCAGCTGATGGTACAGAAGAAAGGAAGTCATACCTCCCAGTGCCATATAACATGACAATCACTCTTTCAGTTTATACAAAACTGAATGATGATATGCTTCAAATTGTTGAACAGATTGTACCATATTTTCAACCTGGTTATACTCTCCCTATTAAGTTTTTAGGTAACTTCAATGAAGTTATGAATGTCCCTGTTGTACTTGACAACATTGACATGACTGATGAGTATGAAGGTAACTTTGATACAAGAAGAGCTCTACTCTATACTTTCACATTTACTGCAAAGACCTATGTCTTCGGTCCTCTGAAGGATGTCTCTAACGATATCATTAAGAAGGTTACTGTTGGATACATTGCTGGATCCAAGTCCAATAAGTATGAGAGAGATGTTACTTATCAGGTCACACCAAGAGCTATCAAAGATTATGATGGTGTAGTAGCAACATTACTTGCTGAAAATGTTGATATGAATGAAACTGTGATTGATGTTGAAAATGGTTCAGCAATTCCAGAAGGTTCTTACATCTATATTGACCAAGAAGAGATGTATGTTGAGACCGTAGCAGACAATAAGTTGGTGGTAAGGAGAGCCGAAGATAAGTCTCCTCTCCAGAACCACGTTCTTGGTTCCAAGGTCTACACTATTAATAACAATGACAATGTACAGATAGAACTTGGAGACGATTTCGGGTTTGATGGTAATGTCTTCTGAGGTTAACCCATGGATAAGTATGAAAAGCTCAACGAAACATTTGATGTCGAACCAATTGAAGTTAAGACAGAAAAGAAGGATGATGTCGAAAGACAAATCACAAAATTTGAAAACTCCAACGAAGATATCCGTAAAGACTACGAGTATACTAGGGGTAATTTATATTCGATCATTGAAAAAGGACAAGAAGCAATCAACGGTATCTTAGAACTTGCTCAAGAGAGTGAAATGCCTCGTGCATATGAAGTTGCAGGTCAGTTGATTAAGAATGTCTCTGACGCAACTGATAAATTGATGGATTTACAGAAAAAACTTAAAGATGTAAATGAGGAAGATAAGAAGGGACCTACTTCTGTAACTAATAATGCACTTTTTGTTGGCAGTACAGCAGATTTGCAAAAAATGTTGAAAAACGTCAACAAAGATCTAAATAGTTAAAAAGATAAGAGATGGCCGCTACTCCTGTTGTCAACATAGTTATTCCTCAAGGTACAGACTTCAGTGAAAGTTTTACTTCTACTGAATCTGATGGAAGTGCTTCTAATTTGAGTGGATTCTCTGGTGTATCTAAAATCAAAAAATATCCAGGTTCTCCATCATCCGAATCATTTAGTGTTTCCATTGTTGGACTGACTGGTGAAGTTTCAATTGCAATGACAGCAGGCAAAACCGTAAATCTGAAACCAGGTAGATATTATTATGATGTAGTATTGACATCTGGTAGTGGTGCGGTTTCAAGAATGGTAGAGGGGTCTGCTATGGTAACCGCTGGTATTTCGACCTAATGGCAACTGTAAGAAAAGGTGCCTCTGGTGCCAAGAGTATCTCTAAAAAACAAACAGTAACATCCACAGTCAGAAATGTAAGACAACCGACCACCATTGGTGACATGGCTGACACAAATTTTGGTGTCCTTGATGAAACAAAAGATGGTTTATTTGTCACGTTTAATAATGTGACTAAAACATTTGAACTGACTACAGCAGACACATTACTTTCAAGAGCAACTGAAGACTCTGATCTCCCAGATGAGTTCATTTCACAAGTTGAATCTGAGATTAATCTTGGTGACATTGGTGATCTTGGTGATATTGATGAAGGTGGATTCTAATGCCATTAAGAATAGTCGATACCTCAGATATTTCTTCAGAGGATAGAAACATTCCTGCAGTTCTTCAATACGATGCAGTTGCAGGAAGATTTAGATTGAAACATATAGTTAATAACTCAGCAATTCTGACATCAGCAGTCGAAGATAATGATTTGGATGATTCTTTTATAACTCAACTTGAGACTGAAATTGATACAGATAATATCACCACAAGAAGATATGACGGTGGATCGTTCTAATTCTAAATAATATTATAAAAAGTGTATCTTTATACGAAGAAGGAGGGTAGCTCGTGGCAGCACCAGTAATTCAGTTTAAGAGAGGTGTATTAGCCAACCTCCCTGCCCTTCGTGCGGGTGAGCCTGGTTTTACAACCGATTCATATGATTTGTATGTTGGTGTAAATTCTACTACTGCATTGAACCAATTCGTTGGTTCTGGTAGATATTGGTCAGTAGGTACTGCATCCACTGGTAGTGGTGTAAAGCTTGTCGAAGGTACAAGTAATGGAACCAATGCAATCACCATCAAGGCACCAAATAGCCTTTCTGGTGATCTGACCTATACGATGCCAGGAACCGATGGTTCTAATGGTGATGCATTAGTAACGGATGGTTCGGGTAACCTTTCTTTCAGCACAATCAATTCCACTATCACTCTGGCAGCAGATAGTGGTGCTAATGACACCTATACCACTGGAGAAACTTTAACCTTTACAGGTGGTGAGGGTATTGATACCACAGTAAGTGATAATACAATCACTATTGCTGCAGAAGATGCAACAGACTCTAATAAGGGTGTTGCATCATTTGATAATGGAGATTTTTCAGTTTCGTCTGGAAATGTAACTCTTGCTGATAGTGCTAGTGGTGCTGTTCTCACAATTGCTGGAACTGCTGCCGAAGTTAATGTTTCAAGATCGAATGGAACAGTAACTGTAGGTCTTCCTGATGATGTTACTGTTGGTGGCGGACTGACTGCCACTACATTCACCCTTGCAGGTGTTGCAGTTACTGCAATCCTTGATGAAGATACTCTGACATCAGACAGAGCAGATGCTTTGGCAACGCAACAATCGATCAAAGCATACGTTGATTCGCAAACAGCGGCAGCGGGTGTTTTAACTGTTATTGACGATTCATCAAGTGCTGTATCAGTAACGATAGCAGACGATGATTTAA